CTAAACAACCTTTTTTTCAAAATTCGTATACATTCCAATTTGATCCTAAAACTATGACGGAAAAATTTACAAAACCGTCAAATACAGTCCCGGGAATGGTAGAAGAAATGAAAGAAATGTTCGAACGGTTTCAAATGGGACAAATTGTCCCTACTAGAAATTACGAATACGGAGAAGATTTCGGAGAAGAAGTAAATCCAATGTATAAACCCGGACTAGATCTAACAGATATAGATAATGTAAGACAATACATATTAGAACTTGAAGAAAAGGTCAAAACAAAAAATCTGAAAGAGGAAAAGGAGAAAACCGAAGAGTTGTCTCCTCCTCCTCTAAAAGAGGAAAAACAGGAAGAAACAAAAACTTCCTAAAAACAAAAAACAATAAGTAACAAAAACGCTCAATATCTAAGATGTTGAGCGTTTTTGTATTGAGGCAAAAAAAAATCGAAGCAAATAAAACGAGCATGCGAGGCTAAAAGCGGAGATAAAAACAGCCGAAAAACAAAAACTTATTAACAAAATAACAAAGTTATTAACAAAACAAAAAGAGGTAAAACCTCAAAATGCCTTGAAAAAAGGCATAACGCTTTATAAAATCCTTGATATATATAAAGCAGATTGACACCCATTGAGTCCCCACAATTCACAGAACCAAAAAAAAGCGTTAGCTTTACATTCTAATAGCCAAAAATATGTCAGGTTGGTCCGCGGCTGCAGGTGGTGCAGCACAATTAGTAGGTTCTGCAATTTCAGCAGGAGCTAACGCAATGATCTCAAAACGTCAAAGACGTTGGTCAGAAGGTCAAATTAACAAACAATATTCACGCGATATCGAACAAAGGGATTACATGAATTGGTACAATTCTCCCGATCAACAAATGCAAAGGTTCGAGGAAGCAGGATTAAACCCACATTTAATATATGGGAAAGGTACAGCGGGTGTTCAATCTACACCTGTAAAATCAAGTATACCGGACGGAAGATTTCCAAAAGTTGGAAATGTAAATTTAGACCCATTAACGGAATTAAATAAATTTCAAAACTTCCGTAAATTAAAAGCGCAAACCGATTTAACTACAGAAGCTGCGAATGGACAATTTATAAACAACCAATTGGCAAAAGGTACACTACAGGCTAAAATTGCTCAGGCTACACACAACTTGGCAAATACAATAGCAAATACAAAAAACGCACAGGCTAGAACCGCATTACAAGTAGAGTTAAAAGAACTCAATCGGTTAAAAATTAAAATGGATAAAGTAAAAGCAGATTGGTATCAATCGGGATTTAATGAAAATGACTCATCAATATTACGAATGGGATACCAAGGATTACAAAGCATATTTGGAAAAGATTTTCAAAACCAAACAAAAGAAGCAATAAAAAATTATATTAATACACCTAAAAATTAATAAAATGAAACGTAGAGGCTACCGTAAAACAAAACGACCAACAGGGCGAAAAAGAAAATCTTACGGATTTAAACGTAAAAGAGGATTTAAACCCGCTAGAACATATAAACCTTCACGCGGTGGAATTAGATTATAAAAATGGCTTGTCTATCACCAATTAGAAAAACACACAAAATACATGGTGTATTATGGTTGGATTGTGGTCAATGTGTAAAATGTGTTATAAAAAGAAGGTCAGATTGGACGTTTCGATTATTGCAAGAGCATCAAGACTCAAAAACTGCTCATTTTGTTACACTAACATATAATGATAAAAATCTAATATATGCAAAAGAAAAAGCAACCCTTTATTACCCGGATCTGCAAAATTATATCAAAAGGTTACGGAAAACAACTAGAGATAAAATTTCCTATTACGCAGTCGGAGAATACGGAGAAAAGAATTACAGACCTCATTATCACGCGATTATCTTCAATGCAACAAAATCCGGCATCCAGAGTGCATGGTCACTTCAGGAAAGAGCATTCGGAGAAAGAAAATCAAAAGGAATAGTTCATATTGGAGATGTCACACAGGAGTCAATTCATTATGTTACAAAATACGTACATAAAAATAAAGATAAAACGCCGAAAAATACAGAAGTTCAAAAGGCTTTAATGTCAAAACATTTAGGTTATGGATATATCAAAAGAGCAAAAAAATATCACGAAGAAACAAAAAACACTTTCGTCACATATCCTGGTGGGTATAAAGCAGCACTTCCGAGATATTATGCAAGAAAAATATGGAATGATAACGATCGAAAAGTTATATATAGAAATCAGTACCAAAGACGCCAAAGGCAACGTGATAAAGATAGTGGTCGAAAAGCATGGCTCGACTCTATTGGAACAGATTTAGAAAAAGCTACATTTCCCATTTATGAGTTTAATCAAAACGAATTAGATAAAAAGGAATGGGAAAAAATAAAATATCTCGAACACATAATAGATCAAAAAGCAATATCACATAAAATATAGAAAAATGTCTAAATTATTTTCAACTGTAGGTTATAAAAAACCAAAAAGAACTGCGTTCGATCTTTCACATGAACGAAAATTATCGTGTAAAATGGGACAACTAATCCCCATTATGAACGATGAAATAATGCCTGGTGATACTTTTAAAGTAAGAACTGAAGTATTGGTAAGATTAGCACCAATGATTGCACCAGTAATGCATCGTACAAATGTATTTATACACTATTTCTTTGTACCGAACAGAATTATTTGGGAAGATTGGGAAGCATTTATTACTGGACAGGAAGATATTCTAGTTCCTTCGTATTTTTCAAGTTCAGTAATTGAAAAAGGTTCGATTGGAGATTATATGGGCTTACCTGTAGGCGCGAGTCCATTAAATTTGGACGGAATAAGTCAATTACCTATTAGAGCATATGTAAAAATCTTTAATGATTATTATAGAGATCAAAATCAACAAGCGGAAAAAGAATTAGTAGGTATAAATTATTGGGCACAAGAGCCCTTTTTAAGAGCTTGGGAAAAAGACTATTTTACTAGCGCACTACCGGCAAAACAACAAGACGGACCTTACGGAGTACCAATAAATCCTAATTATATAGATTCAGGATCACTCGCATATCATACAGATGATACACCAGCAGACGGACCAATTTCGGCAACAAATTCATCATTACACGATAATTCGGAAAATATAATTATTAAAAACTTGGTAGAAGGACAAGAGAGTGCAGTTGATATTAACGAATTTCGTATAGCACACCGTTTACAACGATGGGCAGAAAGGCAAATGAGGTCAGGAAACAGATATGTTGAAACATTACTTTCTCATTGGGGAGTAACAAATAACGACCTGCGCATGATGAGACCACAATACTTAGGTGGTGGAAAAATGCCCGTTACAATATCAGAAGTATTAAATACAAATGGAAATAAAATAGATGATGCAAGTCTGGGTTCAAATGTACCTCTAGGAGATATGGCAGGACACGGTATCGGAGTAGGATCTACACCAATGGCAAAAGCAACATTTAAAGAGCATGGTTGGATAATGGGAATTATGTCAGTAATTCCAAAAACAACTTATCAAAACGGAATACACCGATCTTGGCTAAGAAAAGATAAATTTCAATTTCCATGGCCTGAATTCGCAAATTTCGGAGAACATGCAGTATTACAAGCAGAAATATTTGCTACAGATACATTAGAAGAAAACAAAACAGTTTTCGGATATCAATCCCAATACAGTGATCTAAAATATAAAGGTTCATCAGTTCATGGAGATTTTAGGGATAATCTAAGTTTCTACCACATGGGTAGAATATTTGCAGATACACCAGCATCAGGACAACAATATCCCCCATCATTAAATGAAGAATTTATTACTTGCGATACGTCAGCAATCAATCAAAGAGTATTTACTACTGGCGATACAGCCGATACTCTATGGATTCAAATATATAACGCTGTTACTGCTATTCGCCCATTGCCATACTACGGCACACCTACATTATAAAAACGAATTAATTATAGATATGGAAGCTAAAAAAGCAAAAAAAGCTAATGCATCTGACACCGTTCAGGTAGATGCTAATCAGAAAGATAAAAAGCGGAGCGTTTCCGCTAACCCTAAACAACCTTTTTTTCAAAATTCGTATACATTCCAATTTGATCCTAAAACTATGACGGAAAAATTTACAAAACCGTCAAATACAGTCCCGGGAATGG